GTGTAGCCACTGAAGATATGCTTGAGACTGTTGCTAACACATGGCGTGACCACCATCCACGTGAGTGGAAGGGTATGCTTGAGACCTGCTTTAACTTACTGTACATGCGCAGGAATTGGGATGGGTTTCGTAGGTTAACTATTGAAGAGGTATTTGTTAATGAGTAAACCCTTAGGACACTGGGACTACAAAGGAGATCCATTTGTTGTTGACGATTACTTTGGTTTCATATATCTTATAACTGTATCTGTACCTGACGGTAATCCAATAAGATACGTAGGTAAGAAACAGTTCCATTCATATAAGAAAACCAAGAGAGACAAAGAGTCTAACTGGAAATCGTACACAAGCTCCTCCAAACATATCAATGAACTCATAAGAAATGGCTCTGTATTGTCATACGAAATGATTCAATTGTTTGAAACAAGAGGTGGCTTGTCAGCAGCAGAGTGTAAAGTTCAATGGTACTTAGATGTTCTCACAGAGAAATGCCTGTTAGGTGTGCCTCTGTATTTAAACAGACAAATAGGTGCAATTAAATTCATTCCAAAAGAAGCAATATCAGATGAAACAAAAACAAGACTTGACGAAATCTACAGAAGTGGAAGACTACTTATTGAAACCAAAGGAGAAGAAACAACAAAGACTTGACACTAAATCTAAAGCAAGTACCAGACGTACTGATACTAAATCCTTAAAAGAAAGCAGGTGGAACTGATGGGTGCAACATTCACTAAGCACTACCCATGTGTACATTGTGGGTCTTCAGATGCAGTAGCACTATGGTCCAATGGAAGAGGTAAATGTTTTGCATGTAATAAGCCAGCATTCCTAGATCAATATGATGACACAGTCGTGTCAAAGTTTAACCCCAATACCGAACGAGAGTATGATATGAGTGGCGATTCACTTCAAGATATAAACAACTATGATAGTGCAGGTGTACGTGAACGTGGTCTTACTAAGACTGCATGTGATGAGTATGATATGAAAGTGTCTTACGACTCCAATGGTACAGTCAATGCACACTACTACCCCTACACAGTCAAGGGTAAAATAGTTGCGTACAAGAAACGTACACTACCTAAAGAGTTCCGAGTTGTGGGTGACCTTAAGAACGCTAAGCTTGAGTTGTTTGGTCAATCTAAGTTCCAACCCGGTGGTTTCAAGGTGATCATAACCGAAGGTGAGCTGGATGCTATTGCAGTTCAACAAGCAATGCTTAACAAGTACAAGCGTACCTACCCTGTAGTATCACTACCATCATCATCTAACATGAAAATACTTGTGGCTAATCGTGAATGGTTACGTTCATTCAAAGAAGTCATACTTATGTTTGACCAAGATGAAGCAGGTGAGAAAGCAGTGGCAGAAGCAGCTAAGATAATTGGATGGGACATAACTAAGGTAGCATCCCTGTCAACCAATGATCCCTGTGACTCCCTCATGGCTAATCCATTAGAGCTAATGACAGCTATCTTTAATGCACGTAAGTACACACCTGCAGCTATCGTACGTGGTGAGGCTATATGGGAAGCATACGTTGAGCGTAAGGAAGTTAAGTCAATACCATACCCTAAGTGTCTTGAAGGTCTTAACGATAAGCTAGATGGTATGCGTAAGGGTGAGATAGTTTTATTCACATCTGGCACTGGGTCAGGTAAATCAACAATGATCAAAGAGATCATACTAGAATTGGAGGATAATACAGATGAAAGCATTGGGCTTGTATCTCTTGAAGAAAGTATTGGAGATTCTGCAGAGAAATTTATCAAGATGTTTACTCCTCCAGACCCGACTGTTGAGCAAGAGCGTAAAGCATTTGAAAGAGTATTTGGAAATGAACGTCTCATATTACTTGACCACAATGGAGCTGTTTCAGATTCTAGCCTCATTGACCAAATCGAAAATCTTTGCTTGCTTGGCTGCCAGTATATCATTCTTGATCATATCACCATCGCTGTATCTGAAGGAGCTGATGGAAAGACAGGTAACGAAGCTATAGACTCAGTCATGTCTGATCTGTTAAAGATAGTCAAGAAGCATAACGTATGGCTGGGTTTAATCAGTCACCTTAGGAAGTCACAAGGTAGGTCCTTCGAAGAGGGACACCTATCATCTATTGATGACATCAAAGGTTCAGGCTCCATTAAACAGATTAGCTTTGATATAATTACATTCTCTCGTAACTTAGTGGCAGAAGATGAAGATGAAAGAAACACAATTAAACTCCGAGTACTTAAGTCACGATTCACAGGACGAACAGGGGACTGTGGTTCAGCATACTACGATACCAGAACCAACCGACTCAGAGGACAAGAGGACTTCCTCGAGTACACTGGTTAACCCAGAGAAGTCTTCTGCTGGTGTAGAGCGTATAACATCGTACATAAAAGAAAGATGTGAGGGTAATACCTTTCGTGGGAGGCCCCCAGAAGGGGCCAGATTAATCTCCTCACTAATACCTTATGGATATACGTACGAGAAGCTAACTGTAAGGGCCGTAGCAGGTGCTGTCGCAGCTTATCAGAAGTCCAGGAGGTCATCAGCTAACCCCTTTAAACTAACCGTTACATCGTCTGTGATAGGCTTACAGGTGCTGTCTGCTTTAGGTGTACTAAACACTAACCATCAAGAGATCTTATCAGTTGGTGACCTATACCTAGAAGCTTTCCTTCAACTAGGTTACATCCATATTGAAAGGGAATACAAAGGGTTCAGAGCACCTTACATTATTAAGTTGCTAAGTACATGGTCTAGCCTTGGAGACTTACCACCTGAGTATGTAAAGAAAACTCTTATTGGTACGTCATTCACACCACCTAAGGATATAATGTCACTGCGTAATGAGTTCACAAAGAGACCATACATTAAACGTATGAGTTCCGAAGAGGACTTTAAGCAGCTTATAGGAGCACCATTCATAACTGCCCTGAACAAGCTGCAACAAACACCTTGGAGACTTAACAACACAGTAGCTAAAGCTTTAGAGACTAACCTAGGGTTGTTTATAGACCTTGAAGATCAGTCTATAAAAGCTAAATCAAAAGCTATAGAGATGAAGTTTGTGATAGCTAAGATACATGCCATTGGGTTACGAGACTTCTATCAAATGGTAGAGTGTGACTATCGTGGACGTGTCTACTACACAGAACCATTCTTAAACTTCCAAGGTTCTGATGTATCCAAGGGACTCTTTGAGTTTGCTTATGCTAAACCTATGGATACTGAAGGTTACAGGTGGCTGTGTATTCATACAGCTTGTTCTTACAATCAATCGTACGAGCTAGAGGAACTACCTACATGGATAACAACGGACTACCAAACTTATCTTCAAGACGAAGGGCTATCTACCATATCGGTAGACAAGATGACACTAAAGGACAGAGAGTTGTGGACCCTAAACAACCTGACTTGGATAAGCCACTTAGCGGATGGGCAGAGCTTCAGAACAGAAGCAGAAAAACCCGTTAGTTTTCTTTCGTGTTGCTTAGATGTTACTAATTACACTAAAGCAATAGCTAATGGTGACGTACATATGAGTCGTGTACCTATCCCGGTTGATGGTAGTAACAATGGTTGGCAACATCTTGCAGCTATCTCTAAGGACAACCAAGCTGGAGACCTAGTGTCCTTAGTTCCTAGTAAGATACAGAAAGATTTCTATGTCCAAGTAGCTAAACGTTTAATAGAAAGAATGCCTGAGTGGTTTGCTGAACGTAACATACCAATGAAAGCTATCAGGAAAGGTATAGCTAAGCGTGGGTCTATGACAAGGGCTTACTCTGCTGGTCAGAAAAAGATAGCTGCTAACATGTACTATGACTGTAAGGTTGAAGGCTATGATAAGATGTACAGTATCACTGAAGATGACTGCACCCCTCTGTCAAAGCAACTGATACTGGCAATCAACGACACATGTGTAGGTCCCTTAAAGACTATGAAGTTTATACAAAAGATGACTGACCATATCTTATCAACAGGTGAGACATGTACACGTTGGACAACTCCTTCAGGATTCCCAGTGTTGTACGAAGTGTGGCGTCAGAAGAACATAACTGTGCGCAGTACCATACGTGGTCTTGGTCAGATAGGTCACAGCATTAAGGTGCCTTACATAACTTCTAACGGAGACTTGTTACCGTGTCGGAGATCCTTTGCATCTGGATGCTCACCTAACTTTGTCCACTCAATGGACGCAGCACACATGGCTAAAGTTATACAGAGTTTCTCTGGAGACTTTGGAGCTATACATGATTCATTCTCGACTCATGCATGTGATGTTAATAAACTAGTAGATCACACCAAGTGGCAATTTGCTATGATGTATAACAGTGAAAACTTCTTTACTGTCATAGAGCAAATGCTTTTAGAAACCCGTGAGGGTTATGAACTTAAACAACCAGAGTTAGGATCATTGGATATATCTGAGATAATATCATCTGATTACTTCTTTTGTTAAAGGATAATATATGAGTAACGTAACACAATTCCCAGATAAATATGTAGCTGAGAACGATATGCTAAACGAGATAGGCGACATAGTTGCTAAGTACAACGGCAAGGTCACCAACGTAGCAATGCTAGGTGTCCTGCAGTCAACAGCTAACTTTGTTTTCTTATCCATTGCAGAGCAAGCTATGGAGGATGATGAGGATGCATAAGATATTTGAAGAGATTGAGCTTAAGGTTATTGATTGGGGTCACATCAAGGGTATCCTTGGGGACCTCCATACAGATGCTGACAAGCAAGCACGTATCCAGAAACAACTAGAGAAGTTTAAAGAAGAGTCACTGGAGATGCTTGAGGCAATACACTCTAAGGATATAAATAAAATACGAGATGAGATGGGGGATGTCCTTGTGACTCTTGTGATTCAATCAAACCTATGGGGGTTAGACTTAGCAGAATGCTTAGACGAAGCCTATAATAAAATAGCTGTACGCACTGGTCGTATGGTAGATGGAGTATTTGTAAAAGATGAGTGATGAAAAGAAGTCATACAATATAGTTCCAGGAATTGACGACATGGAATACGTTGAG